AAACTATTCTATGATTCCAACTATAGTTCAAAACGTTAGAAAGTTTCCTTTACTTGGTAATTTCGTAGCGTTTATGTCAGAAATGTATAGAAACTCTTTTCAAATTGTAAGAGGTGCATTAAGAAAAATGCAATCACAAAATCCTTATATAAGACAAATTGGTGCAAGACAATTAATAGGTTTTACAACGACAGTTGGTATTGCAACACCAGTTGCTATGGAGTCTGCACATAAAATAACAGGAATAACAAAAAAAATGTATCAAGCATACAAAGATAGATTTGCACCAGACTATGAAAAAGCATCAGAAGTAATGCCAGTTACAGAACAACAACCAGACAGATCATGGAAAGCAAGTAATTTATCTTACTTATTACCATACGATGCGGTTGCAGCTCCTTTTAAAGCTGCAATGCAAGCTTTAGCAGAGGGAAAAGATACAGATGAAAATACAATTAAATTATATACAGAGGCACTCGGTTCTTTTTTTACTAAAGCAGTTGAACCATTTATACAACCATCTATTGCCTATGAAACATCACAAGAATTAATACCAAATAATGATGGTCAATTTAGAACTAAACAAGGTGGGTTAATTGCAGACATAAAAAATGATGATGATTGGATTAATAAAGTTATGTATCACATTTATAAAAAAGTAACTCCAACAACTATTAGAAGTGCAGAAGAAATAGGTCAAGCAATTGGAAAAGATTTATCTAAATCAGGTACGCAAAGAGATCTATGGGATACTGTAGTTAAAATTATGACAGGTTTTAGTGTAACTAAGCAAGATCCTTATCTATCAATGAGATTTAAAGTAGGTGGATATTCAGGTGATATGCAAAATGCCAGACAAGCATTTACTAGTGATATTATTAATGCTAGAAATTTACAAAAAGATCAAGAATTGTTATCAAGAGGTTTACCTGCAGAAACTTTTCCAAGAGAATATGAAAAATTACAATCTAATAACTATAGAATATTATCCGAAGCATACAAAGATATACAAGCTTTACGTACTTTAAATTTTACAGAAAAAGAAATAAGAGATTTAATATCAGGAAGAAGAGCGTTTTCTAAAAAAGATGTTAATAATTTATTAAACGGGTTTTTTACTCCTGAAAATGTACCTAATTTTAAAAAAGATTCTGCTGTTGCAAACGCAGTTAAAAATATAAACAGAGAACTTGAAACAAATTATTCTGTAAATGATTTTATTAATAGACAAGAGTTGTTTAAAATAAGAAATAAATATATGAATATACCATTAGGTTTATCAGAAGAAGATAGAGAAAAGTTTTTAAGAACTACTATTGAAAGAAAAGCTGAAGATAAAGAACCTATTATAGAAAAAAGAATGCAATTAATAGAAGATCAACAAAGTTTTAAACCACCAACACCTGCGTCACCATACCTACCAGACCCACAAATAGCTAACATGTTTGCACAAAATGTTAACCCAACAACAAACTTGACAGATACAGAGAGTGCATTACTATCACCAGAAGAACAAATTATTGCAAAAAGGTTAAGAACATAATGATAAACAAAATTAAAAGTTTGGGCGGTGTGATAGGCAAGTCCTATCGGGTTTCTTTTGTAGCGGGGGTTACAAAATAATGGCTAGAAAATCTGCATTACAGAAAATAGAAGACCATGAAAAACTGTGTCGAATTATGCAGAAACAAACTTTTAATCAAATCAAAGAAGTTAAACAAAGATTAGAACGGATGGAGAAGATGATAATAGGTGGAGCATTTGGAATAGTAGTTGCTCTCTTATTAAACATGCTTAGATAAAAATGCAATTATCACGTAATTTTAGTTTACAAGAACTAACAAAATCAGACACGGCTATACGTAAAGGTATCGATAACGAACCTAATGCGGATCAGATAGATAAACTAAAAGCATTATGCGAAAATATTTTACAGCCAGTAAGGGATCAATTTGGTAGGGTCAAGGTGACTAGTGGGTTCCGTTCACCTGAGCTGTGTGTAGCCATAGGATCAAGTTTGACCAGTCAGCATTCAAAAGCTGAGGCGGTTGATTTCGAATGTATGGGAATAGACAACGCTGAGGTAGCAGACTGGGTTAAAATGAATTGTGAAGTAGATCAATTGATCCTCGAGTACTACACGCCTGGCGAACCCAATAGCGGATGGATCCACGCAAGTTACATACCTTTTAATCCAAGACATCAATATTTAAGAGCATATCGTGAAAATAAAAAAACTAAGTACAAACCTATTATAGGTAAAGCAGTAGACCTAGTTTAAATCCAATCTTTTAATTCTTCACCTAATACTTCAGACGCTATATCTATTTTTTTACGTAAAGCTTCTACTATTTTTTCATCAATAGTATCTTCTGCAATAATATCAATATAGGTTACAGCTTTTTTTTGACCTATTCTGTGTGCTCTATCTTCTGACTGTAGTCTTTTTTCAAGATCATAACCATTAGAATAATAGATAACAGTATTGGCTTGAGTAAGTGTAATACCATAACCCCCTGTTTGAGGTGTACCTATAATAAATCTACATTCAGGATCATTTTGAAAACGTTTGATGTTTTCTTGTCTAACTTCTTGTGGCGTCAAACCATAATAATGTACGTAAGATTCTTTACCAAATTTTTTAGTTATTTTTTGTATAATATCGCCTACACTAAATTGGTAGTTGGCCCATATAATAACTTTACCTTCTGTCTCTTCAAGAATAGACATTAGTTCATTCATTCTGTTGCTTTCTACCTCTTGTATAGATCCATCGTCAGCGGTTACATAACCACATGTAATTTGATGTAGTCGCATAAGTTGAGTTAATACACTAACTGTAGTCGTTACTTTTTTATTTAACATGGCTATTGCATGTTTTTTCATCTGTTCATAAACTTTCTTTTGATCAGAGGTCAAGCTTATATGACGTTTAATAAAGTTCTTTGGAGGTAAATCTAAACAATCTTCTTTTAATACTCTATAAGAGAATTGTTTAACACTATCAGATAACTCACCTAAGTTTCTAAATTTATCTACTACTTGTATAGAACGTCCGCTAACATGCATTGTTTTCATTTCTGCGTAACGATTACGAAACGCGTAGTAAGAAGAAAAGTCCAAGAGCCACGGATCAAGGAACTCACATTGAGTGTACAAGTCAAGTGGATTTTTAGTAATAGGAGAACCTGTCATGATTCTTTTATACTTAGCATTAGTTCCTATCTTAATTATATTTTTAGTACGTCTAGCTGTAGGTGTTTTAATTGTAGTAGACTCATCGATAGCCATCAAAGTTTTATGAGAATTAATAAATTTAGTTGCAAACTTTACACCTTTTTCTGTAGAAAAAGCTTCAACATTCATAACCAAAACATGTAATGCACTCTCTATTTCAAATAAACTTTCTAATTTTTCTTGTTGTGCTTTTGTAATATTAGCTTGCCATAACACAGATACATTTTCTATATGATCTGGTAAATGTGTTGGTAGTTCTTGCTCATACCAAGTTTTAACAACACCTTTAGGTGCAATAATTAAAGCACCATCTACTTTGCCTTTGTCATATAACATAGCAAGGTTGTCTATTAATACTTTTGTTTTACCTGTACCCATTTCCATAAAGTACGCATAGTTTTCTTTGTTCCACGATTTATCCAACGCAGTTAATTGATGTGCGTATGGTTTAGTTTTAAATTTATAATTCATAATTTATTTTCTTCTTTCTAGTTGACATCCATATAAACATGTTTATATTGTTTGTCAATGTCAGAAAGAAAAGTTTATGTAATACAAGAGATACCAGGTAGCCAAGCAGGCACTCCCAAAATAAATATTATGGGTGCAGCTTCTTATTCTTCATCCGGTAAATTTAATTTTTTGTTACCAGAGTTTTCACAAATGATTTTTTCTCCTGGTCCATTAATTTTTAAATTAAGAAAAGGTTTAAAAGAATACAAACCAGAAGATTATTTATTATTAACAGGTGATCCTGCAATTATTGGTGTTGCATGTTCTATTGTATCTGATATTACAAACGGCAAATACAATGTATTGAAATGGGATAAACAAGAAAGACAATACTATCCTATTGAAATTAATCTATACGAGAAAGGAGAAATAGATGACAATTAACTTTGAAGAAGATCAACAGGATGCAATGAAGAAAACTGAAAACATTCAGTCTCTTGCAGACCAAGTTGAAAAGTTAGAATCTTTACAAGAAAGATTAGAACTACAAGAAGAAAATATAAAAAATACAAAAAAACAAATGGATCATTTGTCAGGTGAGGTTATACCAACCATGATGAGTGAGATGGGGTTATCAGAATTAAAACTGCAAGATGGATCACATCTTAAAGTTGCTACTTCTTACAAAGCTTCTATTACAGAAGCAAACAAAGAAGCAGCGTTTAACTGGCTTCGAGACAATGGACTAGGTGATATTATTAAAAACGAGATCTTGGTAGCATTTGGTCGTAACGAAGATAACAAGGCAGCAGATTATGCTGAACTTGCAAAAGGTCAAGGGTTCCAACCAACACAAAAGATGAAGGTAGAACCCATGACTTTAAAAGCGCTAGTCCGTGAGCGTATTGAGGCGGGTAAAGACTTGCCAACGGAAATTTTTAGTGTATTCACTGAAAATAAAACAACAATAAAAAGGAACAAATAAACATGAACGATGTAACAACTAAAAAAGAAGGAGCATTAGCAATCAATATGTTTGAAGCTGATGCAGATCAAGGAACTCAAAACATATCGCAAGAAGATCTTGCTTTACCTTTCCTAAAAGTTTTGGGACAACTATCTCCAGAGATAAACGAAAGAGATGGTAAATATATCGATGGTGCAAAACCCGGTATGATTATCAACACAGTCACAAATGAAATCTTTGATGGAGTAAAAGGTATAGATGTTATACCTGCATTCTATAAAAGACAATACGTTGAGTGGCAGGATAGAGGTACAAGTGCCGGTGCACCTGTAGCTATCCATGATGCTGATAGTGATATTGTTAGTCAAACAACTAGAGATAAGTCTTACAAAGACAGATTACCAAATGGTAATTATCTTGAAAATACGGCTAACCATTTCGTCATTCAAGTAGGTGATAACCCTGGAAGTGCATTGCTTTCTATGAAATCTACTCAACTTAAAGTTAGTAGAAAATGGAACTCAATGATGATGGGTATTAAGATGCAAGGTAAAAATGGTTTATTTACACCTCCCACTTATAGCCACATTTACAATCTAAAGACTGTTCAGATGTCTAACGACAAAGGAACATGGTTTGGTTGGGATGTAAGTAAAGTTGGACCAGTATCAGACAAAGGTTTGTATGATATTGCAAAAAACTTTGCTGAAAAAATAGGTAAAGGTGAAGTAGAAGCAAAACCAGAAAACCAAGAGCAAACAAAAAAACCAACAATAAACTTGTAATAGTTTCCTGCAGGGGTGGACGGGGATGCGAGAGTTGATCCGTCCACTAATTAAATTATGATTGAGAAGATAGATACAGCACCGGTTACCTATGAAGATTGGATAGATCAAGGAAGGATTATTATACCCTGTCTTAAGGGTACGCCCGAAGTAAAAAATTGGGCTAGCCCGGATTTTAAGATAACGAAAGAAGAATGGAAACAAAAATACTCACACTGCGAAATAGCTCTTAGACTAGATCAAGATACAGATTTTGACATAGACAATTCTTATGTCAGAAGATTTACAGATATATATTTAAAAAATAAAGGTTCTGTTTTTGGTAGAGACAGTAACCCTACAAGTCATTATGTTTGGAATGAAAAATTAACATTTAAACAATTTATTCTACCTAAAGAATTAGAAAAGTTTTGTAAAAAATTTCCTCATGGTAATACGTTATGTGAAATAAGAACTGATGCTAAACACTACACTATAGTTCCTGAATCTCAACACAGTAAAGCTGATGAGATTGTTAAATGGGAAAGTTATAAAGGTTTTAATAAATATCCAGGTGATCTTAAAATAGATTTAGGTAAGATCGCATTGTCTACTGCTTTATGTATTTTATATGCAGGGAAGGGTCAAAGAGATGCTTTTTGTACAGCGATAGCAGGTGTTTTAATTACCAAAACACAATGGAGTGAACAGGAAATAAATGAATTTGTATATGAAATTGCAATAGCGGCTAACGATGAAGAGTCTGGTAAAAGAGATTCAAAAGGTTCTACAGTTAAAAAAGCACAGAGAAAATTTGGTATGCCAAAATTAGCAGAGATAGTTGGGTGTGATACTAGAACTATTGCGGTTTTATTTAGTTGGATAGGAATTAAAGAAGCAGTAAGTGAAGAAGCTCAAGAATCTATTGGAGACATTGTAGAGTACGGAAGTGATAGATATTTTGTAACTATTAACTCAATTATTGAAGGAACAAGCACAGAAAAAACTATAACTGTTGATGGTCCTACACTTAGAAATAAAAAATTATTTTATGATGCAGTGATTAGTAAAGCTTCTGTCTGGATTCCTGAAATGAAAGTAAATGATTTTGATCAAATTATGAGATTAAAATACGAAGCAAGAACTAAGTCTAAGGATTATGTAGAAGAAGCTGCGGAGGATAATAGATTTATAAAACATTTTAAAAATTATATTTCAGAAGAAAAAGCTTACACAAGTAAAAAAGAATTAGCTTATTTTGGAATGCCTTACTACAATCAAGCTAAAAGAATATTAGAATTTAACTTAGATAAATTTGAAGATTATTTACACAGACAAAAAGTAAACGTAGCTAGAGTTGACTTAGTAATTAAATGTCAAAAAATATTAAAAGCTAAAAAAAATCACGGAAAATTTGGAGAAAAATCTTGTGTGTCATGGAGAATATTAAATCAAGATTTAGACAAAGAAGATTTAATAGTTGATGGTGAATATGAGGAGATTACAAATGATTGAACCTAAGTTTATATCTGGTCCTCCAGGTACAGGAAAAACATCTACATTTATAACAGATAAGTATTTGGAATTATTAGATAAATTTACTTATGACAAAATTATAATTTTGTCTCACACAAATGTTGCAGCAGAAGAAATAAGAGATGAGATTTTAAAATTGCCAAAAGTAAAAGAAAAAGGATTAACTAAAAAATCTTTTAAACATAAAATTTGCACAATACATTCTTATTGTAAAAGCAGAGGCATGTCTAAAGAACTTTTTGATTATAAAGATCATATTAATTTATGTAAAGATCAAGAAGTAGGTTCTTTATTTAAATTACAAAAAATAAAAGAATCAGAATTTCAACAACATAATTTTTATAAATATTTAAATGATGCTTTTGGTCAAGGAAAAACTATAGAGGAATTTTGGAGAAGTTGTGAAAAACTTTCTTATAAACCTTATACCTTAAATGTAATTCAAGAAATGCAAAAAGCATATATTAAATATAAAAAAGATGTGAGAACATTGTGTTGTGATTATGATGATATGATACAAGACTTTATAGAAAAATCTAGAGAACCTGACATAGACGCATTAATTGTTGATGAAGCACAAGACAGTAACGTCAAACAATTAGAAGCTTTACAAAAATTATCTACTAATGTTAAAGAATATTATATGATTGGTGATGCAGATCAAACTATATTTGAATTTGCAGGAGCAAATGCAAACTACTTTCATACCTTATCTAAAAATGCAGAACAATTAAAAGACGGTTATCGTTGTGGTAAAACTATAAATGATATTTGTAAAAGTATTATAAAACCTATTTGGGATCATTATGGTTATGAAAGAATATGGAAACCTGCAAACTATCCTAAAGGACATGTTAATGAAGGTCAACCTATAATAGGTGAACATTATTACATGCCAGGTTTAAAATATAATTCTAGTGCTATGCAAGCTTTATTAGATAAAATTAAAAATAGTAATGAAACTTTTTTATTTACTTATCGTGGTGTTCCTTCAGATAACTGGGTAAAAACATTTTTAAAACAACACGGTATAGAGTTTGCTCATGTAGGCAACACGGCTCACGTACCAAAAAAAGAATTGAGGTGCCATAAATTATGGAAAGATTTTACCGAAGGTACACCTATGCCATTAAAACAAATAAAAGATTTTTGGGAGTATATGGGTAGTAAAGTTATTCCAAGAGGAAAAGGAGAATATAAATTTGAAGATTGGATTAAAAAAGATTACACAATTTATGAATTAATAAAATTAAAATTACTTAGAGAAACTTCCGTTAATGAAAAAGATTTTACATTAATAAGAATAAAAAAAGGTACTAAGGAAGAATACGAAAAAAGACTTATATACATAGAAAAAATTTTAAGAAGAGGTTTTGATTTAGAGGGAGATGTAAGAGTTAAGTATGCAAATATACATACAGTAAAAGGACTTACATTTGATAATGTAATTGTTGATTTAACTGCAACAAGGAAAGAAGATTATTTTACACAATTAAGACTAAAGTACGTTGCTTATAGTCGAGGAAGATATGATTGTTGGACTATAGCATCACGAGGACAATATAAATTAGGAGTAAATTATGAGCGCATATAATAAACAAATTTCAGGATCACATTATAAAAATTATAAGATTCAACCAGCAAAGTTTATAAACGAGAATAAATTGCTTTTTGCGGAGGGAAATGCTATTAAGTATATATGCAGGCATTCTGCGAAAGGGAAAGAAGAGGACATCAAGAAAGCAATACACTATTTAGAAATGATACTTGAAAGGGATTACAATGTGTAAACATCCAGAAGACCTAGATCTTAACGGTATAAATACTGTTGCTGTAGACATAGAAACATATGACCCTAATTTAAAAACAAAAGGATTAGGAGCAATAAGAAAAGACGGTTTTATAACAGGCGTAGCTGTTGCAACCGGTAAAGAGACTGCATACTTTGCACTTAAACATTCTGACATTGATTTAGATTTTAATAAAGTCAAAAGTATATGGGATTCTTTAAACGAAAGAATATTTCAAAATAAAAAAATTACAAAAGTATTTCACAATGCAATGTATGATGTGTGTTGGATTCGTGCTGTAACAGGTATGAAAATGAAAGGTCGACTAGTAGATACTATGATAGCTGCATCTGTAATTGATGAGAATAGATTTAAATATTCTCTAGATTCTTTATCTAAAGATTATCTCAATGACAATAAATACAAATACGATTTACAAAATAAAACACTAGAGTGGTCTGGTGGCATGGTAAAAGATCCTATGTCTAACATGCACAAACTTCCTGCATACATTGTAAAAGATTATGCAAAGCAAGACGTAGACTTAACTTTAAAATTATGGAATCTGTTTAACGAAAAACTTGACGAAGTATTATATACTAAAGTTGATGAAGAAGGCAACAAAGAAGAAAAAACTTGTAGACAAATATTTGAATTAGAAACAAAATTATTTTTATGTTTAGTTGACATGAAATTTAAAGGCGTTAGAATTGATGTCGCAAAAGCTGTCCTGTTTGGAAGACATCTTAAAAAAAGAAGAGATCAAATATTAAAAGCAATACAAAACAAAACAGGTATCTGGGTAGATATTTGGGCGGCTTCTTCCATAAAAAATTTATTAGAATATTTAAAAGTAAAAGACTACAAGGTTACACCTAAGTCTAAGATGCCTCAACTACCTAAAGATTATTTACAAACACACGAACAAAAATCTTTGCGTATGATTGCTAAAGCAAGAGAGTATGACAAAGCAGCTAATACTTTTGTAGATGGTTTACTTGGTTATGTTCATGGTGAAAGAATTCATGCAGATATTAACCAAATAAGATCTGATCAAGGAGGCACAGTTACAGGGCGGTTTTCTATGAGTAACCCGAACCTACAACAGATACCTTCTAAAGGTTTTATAGGAAAGAAGATGAGGTCTCTTTTTTTGCCTGAGGAGGGCCATACATGGGGTAGTTTTGACTATTCACAGCAAGAGCCTAGGATTGTGGTCCATTATGCTATTAAGTTAGGTTTACCCGGTACAAGTAATTTAAAAGAAGAATTTAACAAAGACAATGCAGACTTTCACCAGATAGTAGCAGACATGGCTAAGATATCTAGAAAACAAGCAAAAACTATTAACTTAGGTTTGTTTTATGGTATGGGTAAATTAAAATTACAGGCAGAGTTAGGTTTAGATAAGATAGGTGCTAAAAAATTATTTGATGAGTACCATAGTAAAGTACCTTTTGTTAGACAGTTGTCTCAAGATTTAATTAATTTTGCTGCAGAGCATAAATTATTATTTACTTTACATGATAGGTTTTGCAGATTTAATAAATGGGAAACTACTAATAAAGAATGGGATCCTGCTGCTAATAGATTTAAACCTGTAAAATTATATACAGAAGAAGAAGCAAGAGAAGCTTTTAAAGCTGAGATGTTAGAAAAATATAAAGAAAACAAAATAGATCCTAACTACATGGATTTTTTTGATAAATATTATGTACCTGCATTTACTTACAAAGCTTTAAATAGATTGATACAAGGGTCAGCTGCAGATATGACTAAAAAAGCTATGGTAGATTTGTATGACAAAGGTATCGTGCCTCATATACAAATACACGATGAATTATGTATATCAGTCAAGGATCAAGGAACACGGATCACGGTTCAAGAAACAATGGAACAAGCTATACCACTTGAAGTGGACAATAAAGTGGACTATGAATTTGGTCCTAATTGGGGTAATATAAAATGAGGATAAATTATGGCATATTTAAACGCAAACATACCAGCGACTTACGCACAAATAAGAAGAGAGTATTTATATGATCTTAAAAAACATCATGGAGAAGTTGAAGACTGCATTATCTTTGGTCTTAGCGCTCTTACAGGTAAGTCTATATTATTTCATGCTATTATGGAAAACGGTGCAATATTTTATCGCTTACCAATTAGCGCGTTTATTCAACAGGGATTTGACCCACGTGGAGTGCCCGGAAGAAGACTTGATGAACTACAGCTCTGGAATTGTTTTTCTTATTATCCTGCTGTGCATCGTTGGGATATTCTAGACGGACAAGCGGGTAAATACATAGGAAAAGATAAAAAATGGCACCCGGGTAAATACTTATTTACGGTTGACTTTGCACATCCAGAGTCTAATATACTTGACACTGATCATTCAGAGATCCCGCACGAGCATAAGTGCGCACACATAATTGCCTTAGATGATGGTAATTTTGCA